AAGTCTTAACGTCCAAAAGCCAGATCTCTCCATCCATCTCTACAATCAAATCGGCAGTACCTGCGTACTTATGCTTGTCTGAGAATGTAAATTCTTCAGCAGCAATGACTGTTGGTTTATGTTTCTTGAAAAACTCTGCAGCTTTTAGAATCATATTCCATACCGTAAGGTTGTATTTTGCATTACCAAAATTATCCATCCAGGTAATCTCTTCTCCGGCGATTAATGCTTCCACAGCTTCGTGTACTTGAGTACCTTCTGTAGCTGCTTTTCTCATAATAAGGTCAGCGTTGTGACCTACATCTTTTAACCAATTGTCAAAGAACTTATTCTTTGGCATGTACTGTAATACCGTAGTAACTGAAGGGTAGTATACTCCTTCTTCTTTTTTGTAAACTCGTTTATCTAAAAAGGTAATCTGTTCTAATTGTCCGTCATACATAAGATTCTTTCTCTTATGCTCGTTTAGGACGTTTGCACCTTTATAAATCATATTCCAAATAGTTTGTACTGTAGTAGCTTTGTTAAGTCTAGCTCTTCAGCGGTTTGTACGTGACGAGTGAAATTTTCAAATCCCATATCGCTTGGATCTTTATCCTGCATATCGACTAGATATACCTTCTTTCCCATGGAAAGGAACTTCTCACAATAAGAGAGCGCATGTTTAAACGCATCTCTATCTAGTGCTATGTATATGTCTTGAACCTTGTTTAAAACCAATTTCTTCATTAAAGAATTAGAGATACTCTTACCTAATATAGGTACAGCATTTCTCCTTACTGCCATTGCATCAAATACTCCTTCTACCAGTATAATAGGTTGATCCCAGTTAATGGTATTTTCAAATCCTATAATATCTTTAGATGCAGACGGATTTTTATATTTAATAAAAGCGTCAGCAAAAGATCGTGCTACAAAGAAGTTTAGGTTATTGTTTTCATCGTAAGAAGGTACGATGATTCTATCTTGATATTCTCCTGAGGTGCAATATCCGATGTTGTATTTTACAAAGTCGTAATCGGTTAAACCTCTTTTATAAAGATACCGTCTTACTTTATTTGCAATTATAGAAGTAGTAGATGCTGAGGATAGTGCTTGAAACTCTTTAGGTAGTTCTACAAACTCTAAGTCATGATACTCAACTTTATCTCCCTTCTTTATGTATTTCAGGATTTCAGCAGAGGTAGGACGATCTACTTTTAGTTGACGTAGCAGTGACTTAATCGTACGTCCTCTAGTATTACATACCCAGCATTCCCATGGATTATGACCTTTTTCGTTGGTTTGCATTTGAATCTCCAACTTAGGTTTTCTATGGTTACAGAATGGACAGTGAAAAGCATAGTTATTTCTTGCTTTCTTACTTCCTTTACCTAAAATTCCTTCGAGGTGCGTAAGCACCATAGGGTTTACTTCCATAGATTACATAACTTATTATATCGTAAGATACGAATAATAATCTAATAATCCAACTTAATAATCAATTAACTTTAATTTCCCCTTTGAATCTACCATTACATTGTCACCTTGTATATCGGTTTCATCTAATGGAATGCCTGCTTTTTGGAAATCAATTCTCACTTGTTTAAAGAATTTTTGAAGCAATGTTGGTAATCCTTCTAATAAAGAATCATCTTTTACTTCAATGTACTCTGTAATTTCTTGAACGTACTTGTTGATTGCGTTCTTAACTTGAGATGGTACCGGGGATAAAAACGGAGTAGTATACGTACCCAGGTCTGGTGAATGTATCTCTACATTTGAGATTGGATTGAGAGATGGGAAAGTTTTCCCTTCAGCCTTTTGAGCGTGTTCTAACTCTACTTCGTCGGTAGTTACTTTTATTACTATACCTCCTTTTCTGTATACAGATCCGTTTTGACCATGACCTACATAAGTCCATTCGGGATCAAATCTGTATTTGTCTAGTAAATCTGTGTATGGATCCATTATAAAAAGTCTTTCTGGTAGAACTTACCTAGTATGTTGTCATTAAGGAAATCTCTATTCTCTAAAGCATCATTGATAAATATATGCTTTATTTCGTAATAAGTCAACAGTTTTTTTGTTGGAACGAACTCTAAAATCTCTCTAGTCCAATCTTCTGGTTTAGATTCTTTTACTAAAGCTTTAATTTCAGTTTGGGATCCGTAGTAAGTTTTCCAATCAGATTCCTTAACTACTTTCTTTTTAGCAGGTACTCGGCCGCCAATACCGGCTGCTTTTCTCTCTTCTCTTAAAGCTTCAGTCTCTTTTTTACCTAACTTAACGTTACGTTCAAAATATAAAACCTTCTTCCCTATATACTTCTTCTTGGTAGGTACGTGTATTACTCTATAGATGAACCCATATGTGCCTTCTGGCATGTCTGAGATTTCGGTGATGAGTTTGTCTTCGTATCTCCAAGTTACTGGAGTTATAGCCATTATGCGTCAAATTTTACAACAAACGTCATATCGTTATATTGCGACTTTGGAATTGGCATACTTAGCTTTCCTACCGCAACTAACTCGTTTGCATCGTTATACAATCCCACTGCTGTGATGTAAGGTTGGAATTCGTTTCCTGTTAAATCTGCAGATATAACTCCGTCAGTATGAGAGCTTGGGTTTTGTGTGAAGTTTAATTGTGATTGATTTACTTTACACCTATATTGATGTTCGTAAATTGTGTAAGTGTTTCTGAAAGAAATCTCAATAGTACTGCTTGATGTTAGAGATGTAAAGCTTGCTACAGAAAAATCTTGCTCTTCTGTAATGATAATCATACCATGACTGTAGATTACGTTACCGCAGATGTTTCCGTCTACATATAGGACTCCTTCTCCGTCATCGGTAATAACATCCCCAGAATCCTCAATACGTAAGGTTCCAGGTTGAATAGATTCACCGTATACTTCTTTCGGTATTGTTATTAACGCAAACTCTGTACCTAGTGTCCTCTTTGGTGAAAGGGAGCTTTGAGTATAATGTTCGTATGCTCCTTCTTGAGCATCAGCATCAACAAAGGTACTATAATATAGGTGGTTGATTGTCTTGTAGACTAAATTGGATTTATAGCTGCTTATGTCTCCAATTGTACTTGTAACAGAGATATCAGAGTAAAACCTATCAATACCAGCAGCTTGGAAGTCACTGCTGGTTTGAAAGTTATATAGTTTGTGTGCTACATACGGTGCAACAAACGCATCTTGAGTATTGAGTCTTAAAAATGCACTCATTCATTAGAAGTCTAACTTGATACGTACTAAAGCTTCTTTAGTGAAGTCTTTTAATAATGGTTTTGATAGCTTTGCTACTGCTACTAGGTCGTTGTTATCGTTATATAATCCTACTGTTGTGATGTAAGATTGTGGTGCATTAATCATACTGTCGTGAGTCAACTCTCCGTTTGCATCTACATAAGATGGATTCATTGAGTAGTTGAATTCTGAGTTTTTAACTCTTACGAATACGAAGTCTGATGTTACGGTTTCTTCTGAGCTTAATGTAAAGCTGTCGATACGTCCTCTTAAGTTCTCAGGATTTGCTTCATCGCTATCTGCGGTGAGGGATGTTCCGGTTACACTAGCGCTATTTATCAAGATTATTCCTATATCAGGTAAAACCCACCCAATAGGGGTACCTGTAATCGATCCAGGAGTATCTGCAGTTGCTACTTGACCTAAGTTATACACTCTACCAGCGTCTTTATAAGTTACTGTTGTAACATCTAGACTATTATCAGTATACTGTACTCCGTCTATCTCCAGTATTAGTGAAGCAGGTAGAATCTTTTCTTTAAACCTAGCTCTATCGATTGAGATAGCATATAAGGATGTAGTTGTAGATCCTGTTAATGTAAAGTCTGTATTCTCATCACCTAGGATCAACGTTCTTAATTGTCCGTAGATTGCTGCTGATGGAGATTTACCTGGGATTGCAGGATTGAAATCTGAAGTACCTCTACCGGCTTTATCTGCAAATGCAATTGAGAATTGAACCTCAGCGTCTGCATTAGTAGCTGGATTAGATTGATATACATCTAAGTAGTACTTTCCTGATACACTAGCCGCCTGTACTGTGCTTGCAACAAATGTTGTTAGTTCCGGTGAACCTGTTGACCATAATGGTGCTGCAATGGCTTCAGCACTGATTACGATATCTTCTGCATCAAATCTTTTAAACGACATATGCTATTAATTTACTTTCTTAATGGTTACTGGGATGGTCATTCTTGCTCCAGAATCTCTACCGATAACAGTAATTGTAGTTTTTAGTTCTGTATTAGAGCCAAATAACGTATTAACTGTGGTAGCAGTAAGGTTGATTGAAGTACCGATAACTGTCTTAGAGATATTAGTACCTAATGTTTCTACTGAGTTAAGTCTTTCTGCTTCTTCTGAGTTAATACCTACTCCGTTAAATACATTTAGTATTCTAGCATCTGCAATC